GTTCAGAATATTGCCCCTATCGCCCTTCTCTAAAAGCAGTTTTATTTGTTTCGGAAAAATCTCAGCGGTGCCGTAGCCCAGCGCAGATGCGATTTCTTTTAATTTACCCTGCATTACAGACGCGGGTACTGACTCCGATACAAAACAATAAACATGCGCGCCGCCGGATTTAGAACGCGCAACAACAAATGGAAGTTCGTTTCGTTTTACTAAACGCTCAACAAGGTCGTCGTGTTTAAGCGGGTAAGTATCAATATCGATAGCGCCCCAAACACAGCTGTTGTCTTCCCGGATAGGTACGATCCCAAGAGACTCTTTGCCACCAAGATGGTTTTCCCATAATTCGAGTAGACGGTCATCGTCTAAGTCTTCTGAAACAACTCGGTACTGACCCTTTTGTTTACCGGGGCCGTTATCTTCATTCGGGCGGTAACACCCATAAGCCAAACGCAATCCAGCAAATAGCTCAGCAAAATCTTTCGCCGACATAGTTAATCCTTTCTAACAGAGGGCAGAAAGGGGGCAGTAAAACCGCCCCCTTAGAAGTTTGGCCCTAGAAAGGAACGTCGTCGTTGATCTCGCCCTTAGCCTGTTGGCTTTGTTCTTCTTCTGGCTCCCTGATCTGAACGTCGCCTTCCTTAATCATCTTCAGGAATTTAACGCCTTCGTCAGCCATCGCCTTATTGGTAGTCGGGCCTTCAAGGCCAATAGACCACCCATACCAAGAACCACGGTCGTTTTGCTCAGCAATCGTTTTCATACGGTATTTGAACAAGAACATAGGTGCATCGACCATGTTACCGTTAGCGTCAACTACACGCCGTTGACGCATTTGGGCAATCCACTTCTTAGCTTTTGGAAGCTGGGTAGAAGTCATCGAGATTACGCCTTGCGTCCACTCGCTTTCGTCTTCGCTACAAATCATAACGAAGAACTGTGCTGTTTCTGCAACGTAGTTGCCGTTAGCCAAAACCATTTGGCCACGGTCGTTACGAGTGCATTGGGCAAGGATTTCACGTGTATCGTGTTCCTTTACTTTGCCGCCGCCAGTTTCACGCGGTGCCCACTCGATATACTTCTTGTTGTAGTAACATGGCACAACGACGATACCCTCGTCGCCATCATAGGCTTTGTCAAGAACAGAGTCGTAGATATTACCCTGTTCAGCGCCTTTGATATATTTACCGTCATTCTTGTTGAGCTGAGGGCTAAGAGCCTGCAGAACTAGAATGTAGGGAATGGAAATATCGTCAGAAGTTACTTCTTCTAAACCTGTTCCATAAGAAAGAAGGGACTCGTCCAGAATGGCAACTGCGCCACCTTCTTGTTTCGCTGCAACTTCGTTTTTCGCCATAACTTACCTCCTATTTAGCGATCTTCGATTTAAAGCCGGAATACAGACCAAACAACGCTACCGGCAAGTCGGTGCCTTGTTCCATCTGTTCTTTAGCAAAAGCCTTCAGGGTTGAGTGATGAACCGCTTCTTTGGTTTCGATCTTGATACCACGAGCTTGCAGTGCTTCGACCGCAATCTTCCAGTTATCGTCACTTTTACCAAATTTTGCTGTCACCTCTCTTTTGATGATATCACCAAAACCATTGTCGACGAGCCACGTGTGGGCTTCTTCGGCTTTAGCTTTCGTGATATGAGCGGTGACAAACGGTTCGGCTTTTACCCTAGAGCCATCTGCTAAACGTATCTCGGATACGCCAGCTTCGGCCAAAGCATCAGGAAGGTCGTGTTCTTGAACGACACGAAGTTGTTCCTTTTTCGCTTTCAGCTGATCCTCGAGTTCGGCTACGCCGCGCTCAAGTTCGAGTTGTTTATTTGCCAACTCAGCAATGCGACGGACTTCACCGTCGGTTGCCTCGACTGCTAGGGTGTTTATCGCCTCGCCCCCGAGGATATCGTCAAGGTTATCGTTAACCAAAGTCTACTCCTTCTTCAAGGTTGGAGCTAAATACCGTATAGTCCTCTGGGTAGGTTTTAAAGGACGTTTTACTGTAAAAGCTCGTCATAATCTCATAATCTCATAAGAAACGGTTTAACTGGCTGTTAACGCTCGTAATGTTTCTTATGACAAGGTCTATGACATTATGAGATAGATAAGCCGTCGCGAGGGAAAACAGCCTTCTTAGAAAAATTACTTGCTAGATAATCACTATAGGCGTCTACATACGCGATTATCTTTGCCCTCATCTTCTTGTTAGAAACGCCTTCAATATCCTCCATCAGTTTATCGCGCACGTTAATGTACACATCCGCTAACAGCCAATTACCAAGATACATCTGCTCCATGCAATAAAACAAAAGTTCGATGCGGTCTGCAATCTTGATGTACCTATTTTCATACTCCCAAGACGGGACACCAGTGTGTTCTGACTTCCAGCCCATCTTCTGCAAGAATTCTTTTTCCCGTTGTTCGAGCGCCTCTTCTAACGCTGGGTGCGCCCACTTTACGTTCGCAGGGATATCACCTGTTACGACCTCCGGTACATCGTGCCGGATCGCAAAGATTAAACCGTCTCTGGAAATATCTGGAAACAAATCCAAGAGGATCATAGTCAAGCCCCATGTATGGGCAGCTACGTTTTGTTCCTCGCCGTTCATCGGACGAATATGTAAGCGCCGGATGCGACCCGCCATCCGTGAGTTATAGATTTTTTCGGGAAGAGTGTATTGTTTCATAAGTCTAATCTTTCTCCGTATTTACTTGGAAGCTATACTATAATATAAGACCTGAAACGGATAGGTGCTTTTTTATGACATTCACGTTTAAGACGAAACCGTATGACCATCAGCTACAAGCGCTTGAAACTTCCTATCAAAGTGAGTCGTTCGCGCTGCTTATGGATATGGGAACAGGAAAGTCCAAGGTTCTAGTAGATACGATCGCGTACCTAGATGGTCAGGACTTAATTAATTCAGCGATTATTCTTGCTCCGAAGGGCGTTTACAAAAACTGGGTAGGCAAAGAACTCCCCGCTCACATGCCCGATACGACAAGGCATAAAGTTGCATATTGGGCGTCCCCACTTACAAAAGCGCATAAAGAAGCTATTCGAGAAATATGGAGGCCCGACGATAACCTTCACATCCTTGTTATGAATATTGAAGCGCTATCGACTGGAAAAGCTGAGGAAGTCGCTACAAAATTTATTTCTTCGCACGGTGGTTCGACATTAATTGCTATCGACGAGTCGACGGTAATTAAAAACCATAAAGCGCGTAGAACGAAAGCCGCTATCCGTATCGCTAAACGCTGTAAGTACAGGAGGATTCTTACAGGGTCGCCAATCACTAAAACACCGTTAGACTTATTTGCACAGTTTCAGTTCTTGGGTGAACAGCTATTAGGCTTCAAATCATATTACGCTTTTTGCGCTCGTTACGCCGACATGATCAAACGAAGCGCGGCGGGTGGTTCGCACCAATATAATCAGATCCTTGGGTTCCGTAACCTCGACGAGCTTACTGAATCTATCAAGCCGTATTCATTTCGGGTTACGAAAGAAGAGTGTCTTGACCTACCGGAAAAGACATATACGATGCGCTCGATCGAGGGCTGCATCAAATTAGTTGCGGCTTTGTAAATACAGACGACGGAAATGTCGTCCGGTTTAATAACAACCGCATGCCAGAGTTATTAGCTATCCTAGAAGAAGTAAACGGTAAGGCGATCATTTGGGCTAATTACCGACACGACATTATGGCTATCGAAATGGAACTAGCAAGAGCCTATGGTCCAAGTGCCGTAGCTACTTATTTTGGGGATACGGATGGTGAAGCGCGGCAAGATATCGTCGAGCGATTCCAAACTGACGAAGAACTAAGGTTCTTTGTCGGACAGCCTAGAACAGGTGGGTATGGATTAACTTTAACTGCCGCATCAACAGTAATTTATTATAGTAACAGCTACGATCTTGAAGTAAGGTTGCAATCAGAAGACCGTGCACACAGAATAGGTCAAACGAACGCGGTTACCTACATCGACTTAATCGCGCAAGGCACGGTCGACGAAAAGATAGTCGGTGCTCTACGCAAGAAGATAAATATCGCGACACAAGTGCTAGAGGAAGATTGGAAAAAATGGCTGATCTAATTGACGAGTTCAAACAACTTAGAAAAGAGTCTGGACTCTCTCAAAAAGACGTCTCCAAAGACACAGGCGTAAGCCTGATTACTGTATACACATGGGAAGCTAAACAGCGACAGCCCACCTTGTCGAACTTCAATAAGGTTCTAAACAAGATGGGCTACGAAGTCACTATCCGACCGCTCGCATCCGCTGAATCAACCGCTCAGCACGGTTAGTTACTTGCTTATACCAGCGTGAGTCGACCATCTCGTCTGCGGCTTTTTGCCAATCTCGAGCGTCGACACCGGCTTTCATACCCTTAAATTTTGACAGACGTGGGTAGCCAAGATTAAACATCATATTGGCTATGATTAGCTGTACTTCTTCAGGTAAATCACTGAAGTCTTGGTAGAGGTTTTCGCAATCGTCGAGGACGACTTGGATATCTTCTTCAAAGACTTCTAACACGCGCTCAGAAGAAACGGCGGCTCCTACCTCTAGCCCATACTCTGGATCATTCTTACGAATAAGGTGGCCAATGCCAAAGGTCGGAAGGTCGAGGTGATCAAGGTAGACAGCGTATACACAGCCTTCGTCCGCCTCTAAATCTCGTTTAAGTTTATCTATATCCATTTACTTCTTGAGTCCTTTTATGCCACGGAGTCCGAAAGAGGCTGCGATTGACGCATACATCGCCCATTGAAACCAATCTGGTGTTGTTGATAATACTTCAAAGCCTCTATCGACATAGGGCTGAAGCGGCGGTATAAAACACATTGCGATAATCGCAATAAATAAAATTGTCCAAGCCTCGTCTTTCCAGCTATCCTTACTGGCTTCGGCCATAATTTTTTCCCACCCGGCTTCGTGGGTGGCAGCAACTTTCATAACTTCAGCCTCAGCTTCAGCCTTTGCGACTTTAACTCTAGACTGAGCAGCTTTTTCGTCAGCCTTACCTTTTAACCATCCGCCAGCTAATTCAGCTATCGCGGGTATCAGAGCTTGTATCATTAGTCGTAGATCCTAATCTGTTCCGGGTCAACAGTTTTCGGTACGCAATATGCAGTGACCCGGTCTTTTGGGTTGATATACTCGAGACTTCTGTAATTACCGTACCTTTTTGAAACTTGTGCGGCGTAGTAGTTACAATCAACAACCGAGTAGAAATACATATCTCCGCTTACCAACGATCTAGTATCACCGGTTCCTAAATAAACCAGTAATAGAAAAGCATGAACCATTGATCATTTCTTTTCAGATCCAAGCCAGACTGCAAATGCGCCTGTCATCGCCCCACTAACTACGCTTACCATCGCACTTTGCTGCGTAGTGATGTCTTCCAACGACATCCCCCATTCGATAACACGAATGTACATAATTGTCATTACGAACATCATAAAACGCGGCAAGAGTTTCCACTGCAATACCTGTTCCGCGCTCATTTCTGGCTATCCTTTATGCCTTCAAGAACATCATAGATATTAGGAGGAGGGGGCTGATCAGGATTCCACTGGCACAGATATTCCCGTGGCCGGAACTCGTAAGGCGCAAACATCAAAGTCTCTTGGGTATTGTGTGCGCCACGATACACACAGGCTGTTGTGACCTTGTCTATCTTCATGCATTTGACCATGCGGCAAACAGTCAGATCGTTAGCGGCTTGGGCAAACGCACCCTTCATCCACAGTACAACAATAACTAGAGCAACCAGACCACCAAGAATAATTACGACAACACCTACATTGCCAGCGGTCTCAATGTTTTTCTTGCGTCTTTTAATAGCAGCTTGTTTGGCTTTTGCCCTGCCAGAAGCAGCCTCCTCACAAAACCGTTCATAATCACGCCATAGACCGGGGCGACCAGACAGTATCATCAGTTCTTTGAGTTGCTTTTCTTTCTCACGGATTTGCTCAAGAGCCATAAACTCTTCGAGATCACTACCGCCTACACCTCTGGCACGTTTCTTATTGCCCTCTCGCATAAGATCTTCTTTGCAAGAGACAAAGGTGCCAAGAGCCTTACCAGCAGAGGCTAGTTCACGCCCATTCTGGATGGTGGATTTAATAACTGCAAAGGCTGCATTCGCTGCTGCAAGTTCTGCGAGCATTACCTATTCCCCGCCTCTAGCTCCTGTAGCAATGCACGGGCCGCTGTAGGCCGATCTACAGGTAAATCTTCGTTAGTCGGGTCTTCGTATCTACCAAGTAAAATACGACCGATAGTCTTCTCAAACTCTTTTTGCAACAGCGGTTTTTTCGCAGCTTTAGCTGCTTCCGCCATAACACGCGGGTCAGAAAGAGCCAAGGTTAAAGCATCTTCTTTCGCTTGCCCACGTACCCGATTAAATGCAGTTAAGAAACGACCGGGGCGAGTAAACATTCCGACATAGCCGCGAATAATTCCGGTCAGAAGGTTGGCTTCTGTTCTTGCCCCGCGTCTTGGTACTTCTTTTAGAGCCACCTCAGTAGCATCAAGAAC